ATTATCGTTAAAGGTGCGTTTGGCGAAGCGTTAGGAGCTGTTATTGTACGTTCTAAGAAATTAGATGAGGGCGAAGCTATTTTAGCTAAACGTGGTGCAGTTAAATTAATCACTAAACGTGATTTCTTCTTAGAAACTGACCGTGATCCTTCAACTAAAACAACTGCTTTATACAGTGATAAACACTATGTAGCATACTTATATGATGAATCTAAAGCAGTTAAAGTTACTAAAGGCGCAGGTGCGTAATAGGAGGTAGTGACGTATGTATAAAGTAATCGAATACTTCACAGACTTACAAGACGACAACTACGAATATAACGTTGGAGATACGTTCCCTCGTAAAGGTTTAAATGTAAGTGATGAACGATTAACTGAACTATCCACAAAAGGAAACCGTCAAAACAAGCCCCTTATTGAGCGTGTAGAGAGCGATAAAGACTTAAAAGGTATGAAAGTATCAGAATTAAGAGAGCTCGCTAAAGAACGTGAAATAGAGGGTTTTTCTAGTATGAAAAAAGATGAACTCATCGAAGTATTAGGAAGTGTTGAGTAATGAACGCACAAGACGTTAAATTATTAAACAATCTCTCACTCGACGATACTTCAAATGACGAAACAATCGAATTACTTATTGAAAAGTATCTGAATGTAGCTGAAGAATATTGTAATCAAACATTCAATAGACATTCGTTACCTAGTAATGTGGAGAAATTTATTGCTAACTGTATCAAACAAGGTACGACTAGCAATGTTTCTTCGCGTACTATGGGAACTGTAAGCTACACATTCGTTACTGACCTACCTAAGGAAACATACGGTTACCTTAAACCATTTAGACGCTTACGTTGGACTGGTTATCATGCTTAATCCATTAGAAGAATTTCCTCATACAATCGAATTAGGCTCAAGAGAGGTTGTAGGAGAGTATCCACGTGAACGAGAGCGCTTTAAGAGCGAAAAAACAATACAAGGCTTTATGGATACACCTACTTCATCTGAACAACTAAAGTTTCATCAAATGAACCAATCATATGACAGAAACCTATATACGCCGTACAGCCTGCCAATCACTAATACAAACTTATTCAAATACAACGGTAAAACTTACGAGGTTGTAGGTGACCCTGTTGACCAAGGTGGACAACAAGAGATTAACTTAACGAGATTGAGAGAATGTCCTATTGGCTAAGGTCAAATATGGTAATTGGGATTTAGTTAAAGAGCTTGAAGAATTCGAGAGAGAAACAATCAGATGGGCTAAAAGAGGAATAGCCAAGACAACAACAATTATTCACAATTCAATAGTTAGTAACATGCCTGTTGATACCGGTTATCTTAGAGAAAGTGTTTCTATGGACTTTAAGAAAGACGGGTTAACAGGCGTTATTAATATTGGTAGTGAGTATGCATTGTACGTCAACTACGGTACAGGGATAGTGTGTATGTTCCACTTATCAGTAATGGTAAGTTAAAAATCGGGCAAAATCGGGTTGTGTAGTATGTGATGCCATGATATAATAAAGGTAAATCGCATACGAAAGAAGGCTAAGTGACTATGAGTTATACGGTATATTCTATTTTAGAAGATGGCAAAACTGTTTATGTAGGTATGACTAATAATATGCAAAGGCGAAAGCGAGAGCAACGATACAAAAGAAAACTTGATGGGAGACATACCTTTCATACGTTTGCTTATGGAATAGATAAAGAGGCGGCTGTATTTTTAGAAGAAAATTTAATAAAAAAATACAATACAGTTGAAAATGGATGGAATGTCGCTAGTGGTTACGGCGGCAAGGGGTTACCAGCTGTTGAAAATGAGGGAAGATTTTCCAAAGGTAACAGCCTGTGGACTAAGCGGAAACGGAAAAAAGTTTTGTGTGTTGAAACAGGTGATGTTTTTAATACTGTAAAAGATTGTGCAGAAAATATGGGTATAACCGAAACGGGTGTTTATAAAGTCTGTAACGGTTATAGAAAAACATACAAAAAACTTCATTTTGAATATATCGAATAAAAGTCATACGCTAACCCCGAGGTAAAGCACATTTTAAAAGATGTGGCTCACCGTAGAGCGTAGAGGGTGAAACTACAATAGTAGAAAGATAATCCCTCCAAGAGTGTCCGGCAACCAATAACGGTTGTCTTTTTTATTGGTTGAAAATGTACGCCGAACTTACAGGAAACTGTAAGAAGTAGAGGATAAAAAGCCTTTACGATAACAACTTGATACGCAGTTGGTCCTGGTGGTAGTCGTGCTAAAAGTATTCCATGGCGTTATAAAGACGCAGACGGACATTGGCACACAACAAAAGGTCAACGTGCACAACCTTTTTGGGAGCCGGCAATTGACGAAGGTAGAGCGTTTTTCAATAAGTATTTTTCATAAGGTGGTTAAGATATGTGGGTATCAGTAGAACGGTATCTGTTTAACAAGATATATAACAAATTAAAAAGCAACCCTATCGTCAGTAAACAACTAGGCGGTAGGGTTTTTGATTGCGTTCAAAAAGACGCTGTTTACCCATATATCGTTGTGGGTGAAACAAACGTCACTAATAAAGAAACGACAACGAGTATGTTTGAAGATGTAGGCGTAACCCTACATGTGTATAGTCAAGCGAGAAATCGTGATGAAGCAGCACAAATCGTTCAGTTTTTAGGCTATGTGCTTAACACTGAATTTGAAATCGAACATTACTCATTTATTAAAAGTCGGATTGATACACAAGAAGTGATTACTGATATTGATCAGTACACGAAACACGGTATCATTCGGCTTGTTTTTAAATACAGACACAATACTTTACAAAGGAGTGTAACGAATGGCACAGAATAAATACATTGCAGCGCTACAAATTGCTGACAAAGATTTAGCGAGTCAGTTGAAAGAAGAAGATGCTATTCTGTTAGCTAGTTTAGCTGAAGGTGGACACACAATCAGTAATGATTTAGCTGAAATGATTACTGGTGGCAAAAAAGACTATAGCCGTAACTCTGTAGAAGAAGAAATCAAGTTAACTATTGACCGTGTACCTGGTGACAAAGGTCAAGAAGCTTTAAAAGAATCAGTTAAAAACTTCAAACAGTTACGTTTATGGATTTGGGAAGTTAAAAAACGTGATGGTAAACATCATGGTACTTTCGCTTATGTAATTGTAGAAGAACACGAATGGTCATTTGATGATGAAGATGACAAAATCGAAATCACTGCAAAAGTTAAATTTAACAGTGCAGATGGTTCTGTTGACTCACTTCCTCCTGAATGGCTTAACCCTAGTGCTTCTGCTCCAACAGTTGAATTTGAAGGTATGGGCGAATATTCCGGCTCATACGAAGATCGTACACCTAGTGCTGGTGCATAAGCTTTACGAGGGCATTAAGCCCTCTATTTTTTTGTACAAAATAACAGAAAGAGGTTAAAGAATGACTGAAAATACAATCAATCCTATTACTGAATTAGAAATTAATGGAGAAGAAGTCGAAGCTAAAGCGACTTTCTTATTCGATAAAGCGGCTAAGAAATTTGCTAAAGACGAGCAAGACGAAAATGGTAAAACAACTAAAGTGTCTGGTTTTAATGCTATCTATAACGGTATTTTAGAACGTGATCCAATCGCAATTGCAGACTTCTGGGAATGTGCAACAGCTTATCTAGGTAAGAATGCACCTAAACGTGAAGATATCGAACAAACACTAATGGAAATTATTGATGAAAAACAAGACTCTATCGAATTATTACAAGGTGCTTTGCAAGTTTTAAATCATAGTGGTTTTTTCAAGCAGAAATCACGTCTATTCTGGACACAAATGAACTCGGCTCCATCTATGGTGAAAGAAGAAGAGAAAGAGTCTACGAAGAACGGTATCGAGTTCATGAAGAACAATTACAAAGAAATCATGGGCGAGCTACCTTACTAGATTATTCGGAAATACGGCAGATAACCAGTCAATACATAGGCTATCTCCCTTATGATGAATTAATGAGTTTGACGCCTAATGAATGGAAAGACTGGGTTGTAGGTCGTAGATTGGCGTTACTTGATGAACAAGAAACTTTATTATTTGGTGCTCAAGCTAACGGTCTTGTACAAGCTGGTAAATCACTTAAACGATTACAGAAGCAGTTAGAGCGTGCAAGATACGAAGTACGTGGACAGTCAGAAGAATACGAACGTATGAAAGAACGTAAGTTAGCACATAACAAACGCATTAGAAATGTTCAGAAACAAGGTACACGACGCTTTATGAATTCATTACGTAATACTAGTCAAAGAGGAGGTTAGCTATGAACAAAAACTTTATGGCTCGTATATCGGCGATCATTACAGATTTCCAACGGAATATCAGAAAAGCTCAACGTATGGCAAAAACTGAAATACCCGATGAAATCGAAACACAAGTCGATGCCAACATAAGTAAATTTAAACGAGCCTTAAACACTGCAAAAGCAATGGCTCAACGTTGGCGAGAACATACCGTTGATATAGACGGTAACAACAACCCTATCAAACGAGCAATTGCAGTAGTTAAAGAGAAATTACAGCAATTAAGAGATAAAGAAGTAGATATTAAAGGTAACAACAACCCCTTAAAACGTTGAGTATTAGGTGCTAAAGCTATGCTTGCAACCTTACATGATAAAACGGTAAAAGTTAACTTTGATACAAGGGGAATGACAAGAGC